ACATCACGCCTTGCCGCACTGTCCATGCTGGAGAACGATGCGTTCGTGGAGGGGCTGGGCCACAAGGTCTCGCCGACATCCTACTGGGTGCTGAAATGAAACGCAAACTTAGCCTGGCCGAGATACATACCACACGGAAGATGGTGGAGAAGGGGTTACCCATCACTGATCACGAGTACGACGCCCTCACGTGCGTGATGCAACAAGTTGACCCAGCCGACTGGTACACAGCGAACGAGCCGCCTGACAAGACGGCACGCAAGATCATTTTGTCAGGCCAGCCGTGGCAGTTGCGCGGTGCGGCGGTCAAACACATCAAGCGCAAGGACTTGTATATCGCCACGGGTGGTTACATGTTCATGCTTAACGAACCACGCACTGTGGGCGACGATAGTATCTACCGAGTCAGTATCTTCCCTGATGGTGTAGATGTCGTGTGTTTTGGCCTCGATAGTGTTGACTCGTGCTTAGAGGGGCACTATGATCGGATCGACGATCTGCCCAACTGGGTCAAAGAACGACTCGCTGTATTGAACATGATTCCTGCAACTCCTCCGACACAAGAAGTGGAGGGTGTAGGTCGTCGTATATCAGGGCATGTGTACTGGGTGTTCGCACCTACCACAGGCACTGATGCGTCCACGTCCGCTTGACGTGTGTGAACGCCGGGGCAACCCGGCATGGAGAACTGAGATGAAACGCAAACTTAGCATGGCGGAGAAAGTCCGTCGCCTGATCGACCAAGGGTACACCAACAAGGCGATCATCGAGAAGTTGGGCATCAAGCCCCGAGTGGTCTACAACATGCGGTACCAACTCAACAAGGCACGTGGCCTTGGTGCGATTGGTCAAGTCACGCCGACCCCGACCGAGGGCATAGGCGCACCGCCGAAGAAGCGTAAGTACACCCGCCGCCTACCTGCGGGAACTGGCATCAACCCACCCGACCCCGCGCTGGTTGGCCCTCCGATTGTGACCACGCCAAACGGCGAAGGTCTCGTGCCCAAGCCCGGCGAGTTCAAAGAACTGCCCATCACGATGGAGCAACCTACCTTGTGGCAACGTATCAAGGGGTGGTTCCGTGGCTGATACACCAGAAGTCAAAGTCAAGAAGAAGGTCGTCGCCATTCTCAAGGAACTGCGTGCCTACTACTTCTACCCGGTGACGGGTGGGTACGGTGGCAGTGGGGTGCCCGACATCGTTGGATGTCTTCACGGTAAGTTCTTTGGGATCGAATGCAAAGCGGGTAGGAATCGTCCTACAGCGTTGCAACAGAAGAACCTCGACGCCATCAAAGCCATGGGCGGCACCGCCTTGGTCATCAACGAGGACAACATTGACAGCGTGCGCTACGCGCTAGGAGAGATGTGATGAGCAGAACAATTCCGTACGACACGGGCAAGGTAAAGATCGGTTGCATGTACGAGCCCCCACGGCGTCCCGTGGACATGGGTGTGCACGCTGAGATGTTGCAGGCCGCACTGCTGGGCATTCGCACGTCTTGGTATCGCAGACTTACGTACCGCTGGTTTGGGGTGTGAGGAAGCGGAGCAAGTATCGACCCAAGCCCATCCTGCAAAACCCGGTGGGCTACGTCATCGAGAGTCTGACTCCGGTGGCCAAGCACGACTCGTATCTGATCGACCTGAAGATCAAGAACCACCTTGCGATGACGCATCTGACCAAGGGGGAGGCTACCCGTGCAGACATTGACAAGTTGATCTCCGTGGTCAACGTCGTTGAGGCGCTGTATCGGTTGGGCTTTGGGCGCGAGTACAAGGATGTGGTCAACGCCGGGTTGGACGCACTGCACGCTGTTGGTGTGCGTGGTGCTACGACGGATCGTTTCATCCTGCGGTCGCAGGAGATGAACGACCTGAACGCCGTGATGGAACTGCATGACGCCCAGTTGGATGTCATCACCATCAAAGACATGGAGAAAGCATTGGCCCTTGTCGAGGCCGAGTACCGGGCGAAGAAGATGCGCCCAATAGTGGAGAAACAGAAATGACTGACAAGATCAAAACCGAAAAGGAATGGGTCACCGAAGCGGGATACGCCGCTAAGGTAATTGCGCACCCGATGGGGCACCGCTGTGGGTATGTCACCGTGCCTGAATCACACCCGCACTACGGCAAGGGCTACGACGATGTGCGTGTCGATGTGCACGGCGGTCTGACGTATGCAGACGAAGGTACGTTCGGGTTCGACTGCGCACACATTGACGACGCCAAGGACGAGTCCATCATGAGCGACGAGTACAAGGTAGTGTTCAGTCGTTACTTGCTCGACCGCATCACTTGGGGCGGCGCAACAGTCAAGACCTTGGAGTTCTGCGTGACCGAGTGCGAGAGTCTGGCCAAACAACTCAAGGAGCAGAACGATGAATGTTCCGCGAGTGCTACGTGAACAAGTCAAGGAGTACGAGAAGGCCGGGTTCCATGTGATAGCAGTGGAGCCGCGCAACGGTGCGCACTTCAAGGTGTGGTTTGCTGAGTTCCCTGAACACCCGCAGATCATCACGAAGAACGCACTGGACTGGCGTGCCCTGAAGAACAACATCGCACACTACAAGCGAGTGGCGAAAGGAGAGACCGCATCCTTGCCGTATCCCGTGTGGCCCTTTGGGACGGTAGACCCAAAAGAGTTATCGAAATGGGGCCGTCGAAACAAGACCGCCCTGAGTGCAACGACTGACGAATACGAGGAGGCATTGATGTGATCGCCGACCGTGGATGCGCTGAACGGGGGTGCGCTTGTTATGACCCCCGCATTGATAAAGATGGAGTACTGATGGAAGAAGTCAAAGCCGATGACATGCAAGTGGGTGGCAACCACTACAAAGACCTTTACCCCCAACCGTGGGATGTGATGCAGGCACTGCTCACGCCCGACGAGTTTCGTGGGTTCTTGAAGGGCAACATGATCAAGTACGCGATGCGTCAGGGCAAGAAGGACAGCCCCGATGCAGGCAAGTACCACCACTACAAAAAGAAGTTGAGTGAGATGACAGGAGGTGAGACATGGATGTGAAAGACCCGCTTGACAAGGAAGTGCGCCGAGCAAAGTTCAAGGGTAAGTTGTTACTCATAGCGTTGGCCATACTCGTGCCATTCGTGCTGATGCGCGAGACCTTCACCGGGAGCCATTGATGGACTTGATCACGATTGACTTTGAAACTTATTACGACAAGGACTACTCCCTGTCGAAGATCACCACCGAGGAGTACGTGCGAAGCCCTCAGTTTGAAGTGATCGGCGTGGGCGTGAAGGTGAACAACGAGGAGCCCCAGTGGGCAAGTGGGGAGCACGAAGATGTCAAGCATTGGTTGCGCACGTCGTTCAACTGGTCGGACAGCATGGTGTTGGCTCACAACACTATGTTTGACGGTGCCATTCTTGCTTGGCAGTTTGGCATTCATCCTCGTGTTTGGCTCGACACTCTTTGCATGGGCCGTGCTCTGCACGGTGTGGAGGTGGGCGGTAGCCTCAAGGCGCTGGCTGAACGGTACGCGCTGGGGCAGAAGGGCACCGAAGTCCTGAACGCCATCGGCAAGCGCCGACTGAACTTCAGCGAAGGCGACCTCGCACGCTACGGCGACTACTGCCTCAACGACGTGAACCTCACGTACAAGTTGTTCAACAAGATGGTGCGCAAGTTCCCCAAGCAGGAACTCAAGATCATCGACCTGACCCTGCGCATGTTCATCGAGCCGATTCTGGAACTCGACAAGCAGATGCTGGAGGAACACCTGCGCGAGACCGTGGCACGCAAAGAGAAGTTGCTGTTGGAGTGTGCGGCTGACCGTGCCGACCTGATGAGCAACAACCGCTTCGCCGAACTGCTCCGTGACTGCGGCGTCGAGCCGCCCATGAAGATCAGTCCGACCACCGGGGAGCAGACCTACGCCTTCGCCAAGAACGATGAGTCGTTCAAGGCTCTGGCCGAGTACCCAGATGAGCGCGTGCAGGCCCTCGTTGCCGCACGGCTGGGTAACAAGTCAACGCTGGAGGAGACCCGCACCCAACGGTTCATTGAGATCGCATCGCGTGGTGCTCTGCCTGTGCCGATCCGCTACTACGCCGCGCACACTGGCCGGTTCGGTGGCGACGACAAGATCAACATGCAGAACCTGCCGAGCCGTGGGGCCAACGCCAACAAGTTGAAGAAGGCCATCGTCGCCCCGCCCGGATACACCATGATCGACGCTGACTCTGCGCAGATCGAGGCGCGGGTGTTGGCATGGCTGGCCGAGCAGGACGACCTCGTGGAAGCATTCGCCACGGGCAAGGACGTGTACAAGAAGATGGCGAGCGCCATCTACGCCGTCAAGGAAAAAGATGTCACCAAGGATCAGCGGTTCGTGGGCAAGACCACAATTCTTGGCGCAGGCTACGGTATGGGTGCGGTGAAGTTCCAAGCCCAACTCAAGACGTTCGGTGTGACGGTGGACTTGGAAGAAGCCCGACGCATCATCGACATTTACCGACGCACCAACGATGCCATCACCCGGCTGTGGCGTCAGGCTCAGAACGCACTGGTGAACTTGTCACGGGGTGATAAGGCTCCGCTGGGCCGGGCGGGCGTGCTTGAGTTGGTGCCCGAGGAGTCGGCCATCCGACTGCCCAGTGGCCTGCTGATGCGTTACGACGACCTGAAGTTCTCCGAGGGCGAGAAGGGCATCGAGTTCCACTACCAGACGCGCAAGGGCCGCACCCGCATCTACGGCGGCAAGGTCATCGAGAACGTGTGCCAAGCCATCGCACGGTGCATCATCGCCGAGCAGATGCTCAAGATCAACAAGAGGTACAAGGTTGTGCTGACCGTGCACGACGCCATCGCTGTGTGCGTGCGTGACTCTGAGGTGGAGGAAGCCCAGAAGTACGTCGAGGAGTGCATGCGCTGGGTGCCCGAGTGGGCCGCTGGCCTGCCCGTCAACTGCGAGAGCGGCGCAGGAAAATCTTATGGAGACTGTTAAATGAGCAACCCAATCGACAACTTGTATGGCATCAACACCGTCGCACCTGAGATGGCAGTGCAGGCAACTGACACGAGCAATCTCGTGTACCGCGCATCGGATCGTTACAACGTGAACACGATGGCCGTTGCCAGCAACATGGCCCCGCACAACATCGTGTTCCACGGGAAGAACGGTAAGGAGGTGGGTCGCATGGAGTTCGGTGACGGCGAGTTCAAGTTTGAGGGCGACGCAAGCGAAGCGGCCAAAGTGTTCACCGAGTGGTGTCGCCGAAACTGGAACGACCTGCGTGCCAAGGACAGGCAGGAGGTACTGCAACAAGTCATGGACGACCTGCTGGAGGAGTCCTCCGGCGAACTCTACTCTGAGGAGGAGAAGGTTGCGATCCTAACGTGCATGCAACGAGTGCAGGCTCGGAAGAAAGAGCATGACGCACCGCAGATCGCCGAGCAGTATTCGCACAACCTTGCCAAGTCCATGATGGCCACGAAAGAAGCCGTCACCAACAGCATCCTCGGTGCCATCGCACCAGAAGGGAAGTCGTTGTGATCAAGATACCCGCATGGTCGTTCTCGTCTATCAAGACATTTGAGCAGTGCCCGAAGAAGTACTACCACCTGAAGGTTGCCAAGGACTTTCAGGAGGATCAGAACGCCGAGCACTTGATCTACGGCACGCGCTTCCACGAAGCCGCCGAGTTCTACATCCGTGATGGCACGCCGTTGCCCCCGGAGTTTTCCTACGCGCAGAAGACACTCGACAGGCTCAAGGCCATGGAGGGTGAGAAGTTGTGCGAGTACGAGATGGGCCTGACCGAGAACCTTGAGCCGTGCGGGTTCAAAGCACCGGACGTGTGGTGGCGAGGCATCGCTGACCTGATCATCTTACGAGGCGACACGGCGTTCGTGCTGGACTACAAGACCGGCAAGAGTGCCAAGTACGCCGACAAGGGTCAGTTGGAGTTGATGACGCTGGCTGTGTTCAAGCACTTCCCCCAAGTCAATCGGGTCAAGTCGGGCCTGCTGTTCGTGATCTCCAACGAGTTCCCGAAGGCCGAGTACACCCGCGAGGACGAGCCGACCCTGTGGCAGAAGTGGCTGACCGACTACGCCAAGATGAAGATGGCGTACTCGACGAACGTATGGAA